AGTATCAGCAACTCGACCAAAACCTTTTGTGACAGTAACAACATTACCGGCAACAGCAGTAACTCGCATGTTTTCACGGGTGGTTACGTTATGGATAATATCATCCACACCAATACCAGCGGCAGAAGTCAGAGTAATAGTTGCAGCCGCAGCCAAATAGTTAGAGGCAACAGTCGTGGCAACAAATTCCACAGTCTTACTGAAATAGCCATGAGTAGAAGCCACAGCAGTAGTGGTTCCCATCATTGCAGAAAGACCAGTAATGGGAGAAGCCCCATTAGGCATAAGCCGCATAAGAGTTGCACAGAGCGACTTCTTGTTCAGTTCCGCAGGATGCCCAGTTCGGGGAACTGTGTTAAAGATACCTTCCATTAAAGCCATTGTAGTGTCCTTTATTAACTAGTTAAAAATGCCTCCCAATCATCAATCTCTCCAGCAGTTTTCTGGGTTTGTTGTGACTGGTCAGTTGGATTCATAGCTGCCTGTACCTCTTTAAGATATCGAACAGCTTCAGTCTTGATTTGTTCTGCGGATGCGTCGGGATTTTGTTTGGCAAACATACTTGCGATCCTAGCCAGTTCTGCTTTGACAACAGGATGGTTAGCATTAGGTACATCTGCCAATTGACTCGAAATGAGCTGTTCCTTTACTTTGCTTCCTAGGGTTTTCTTTTCATATTCGGCCCGCGAATTCAGGTGGGTATCAGTAAGAGCTGTTCCATGACTGATTGCAGCTTTGTAAGCATTTTGTGCTACTGCATTCATCATTTCAATAAGAGCATTAACATCCCCGCCCTGAGCACGCTGCATTAACTCTGGATTAACACCACTAGCAAATTGAAGTTTTCCTGAAACCTCAGAAAGAACTTTGTCATCCAATTTGAAAGCAGGAGCAACATCTTCTGCTTCTGCATTTTTGCTAGTATCAAACATATTCTTGTACACGTCAAGGGGATTAACTGGCTCAACAGGCTTTTCAGCCGCTTGTGCAGGAGCTGGAGCCGGAGCCGGTTTATTATTACCCATGATAGAATCGAAAATGCCCATTTTTATTCCTTCGAGATTGAAAGTAGCGTTGATAAAACAAGGAGTTGACCAGAGACAAATAAGTGTTTTTTATGCACCGACTCTGGGGTTTCTGACAGAATGGGAAGTTCTAAAAGGTCTCTACTGCATTCTCTTGCGAGACCTTTTAGGTAATCCCGAACTGTTGGATCATTGAACACTGTGATTAAGTGATCAATTTGTACCGGAGTTAATGTGTGATCCGGTAAAATCTGACTGGCAAGACTCATTGACGTGCCCCTAATTCTTGTTGCCTTAATTGAAGTCCTTGTTCACGAGCGGCAATTTCCTGCTGCCTTAAATCATTCTCTTGGATATTATTAGCAAAATCAGGACTTGCTTGCTGTGTCTTATCTAAAGGAGAAGGCTGTGTTGCCGTGGGCGTCGCTTGCGGTGCATATTCGGAAAGTCCCTTAACTCCCATAAGTTGCGCCAAGTGTGCGACGATATTTGGGAGCATCATTCCATAAGTCTGCTGCAAGATAGGACTCTGGCTAATCATAGTCATTACCTGAATAATTCCCTCTGTACTTGCCAGTTTACTCTTTGGTGTGTAACCATCAGCAACTTGGAATGCTAGAACCTTCTGGCGCAAATGCTGGATTTTAACTTGCATCTCTTCACCTGTACGCTGGGAAATCACCACGGAATCCTCACCATACTGGAAGATATTAAATTTCAGAATTTCCTTCAGAAAGACAAAGAACTGAAATTCCATAGCCAGTGCAGGAAGCCTGAGTCTGGAATCTGCTCCACCCATAGTATCACGCCATTCCACAACTGACTTGTTTCCTTTTTGGAATTGTCCCTGCATTGGATTATTGAGTCCAGAGAGCTCTTTCCCAAAAGAAACAATTTGCATCCCAGATTGCATTGCTCCCTCTGTTCCCCTTGGATCAAAAGGAATTGGATGATAGGCATCGGAAATCGGCCGCCCATTTAATCCATTCATCCTGACAGGAATCTTCGGCGCAGGAACTGGAGCATTCACATCTTTGATATTGATTGCATTTGGATCAAATAAAGCCCTATCCGAAACTGCACGCCTGGCCGCATTGAAACTTATATTGAAGAGAGTAGAAGCTGCCTGTTGGATGGGAATTGATCCTTCTGCAATTGACTTGGTTTGGTAATCAAGTCCATCCTCAAATGGCTGGCAGAAAAGAATCGGGAGATAGTCAAAGGCTGAAATGATCCTTTTCACACTGATGAGAATTTCACCATTGATGATCTGGAACTGATAAATCTGCGGAGTATTCCTGGCCGGTCCTGGGATCCCAATATCGGAAGGACAAAGACGAGCATAGAGTTTGATTAGTTCGTAATTTCCTACAATGTTCTTCTTTGCTCCATTCTCATCCTGGCCTGTCAGGAAGGCTTCCCAGTTCATAGAAAGCGGTTTTCTACTTCCAATATAATCAGAAACCTGTGGGTGCTGCCTATAATTGGGAGCTTCTCCGGTAATATAGCTATCGAGAGCTTCCTTCGTGTTCATGACTTCTGACTCATCGGAGAGTTTATTGAGAAGTCTTTTCAGTTTCTGCCGGGAAAGAATGGAGATATGGCCAGCGAAATCCCCCTTTGCAGAAATATCTCCTGGTGCCGTATTTCGGTCCCAGATTGTATTGTAAAGATCCATGCGTGTGAGTTCGGTGTAATGCATGGCGTTTTTGTTTATCTTGTTCTTCCCACTGGTTGCTACGAGTTCGTCCATGACAGAATACTGCGGAATGGAAGTCCAGTCAGTTTCTACTGCTCCTAGATTATACTTAACACAGTCGCGAATAAATATAAGTAACTGCCTAGGATAGCCACCCAACTTAGCGTGATCGTCAAAAAGAGCTTCCAATGTTGCCGCATCGTCTCTGTTAGCTGGACTAGACACGATAGGGAATAAGGGGGAGCCGGACAGGAATACTTCTGCAAGATATCCGACCATACTATCGACTTGAGCAACAATAACAGGGGGAGTGGTAGAAGGGCTATTAAAAACCCCAGCAGGAGTAGTAGCAGCATCAATTCCTTCTCCGTGAACAGTTCCGGTAATTGGGTCAATATTTGTCTTATAAAGAGCGTATGCAGTGTCAATAGCTTCCATCTTGTTCCAATATTCTTCATTCTCTTTATGAGCTTGGAGAATATATTTGGCATATTCGATGATGTTCTGTTGAACCTGCTTTGAAACTTGTGGCATGGTTTTTCCTCAGAAAGGTGTATTATTCGTTAGAACCTTGCATTCCCCGTCTATAGTCAGCCCAAAATCAAGTAGAGATATCATATGCCAGTATTCGTTTCGGACATCCAAACCATATGCACAAGCATCCAAAAGGTCATCTTTATTATCAGATTTCCCAAGTTTGTATGTGGAAGCTTGCCAGGTGAAGTCCCTGCGAGTCTGTGGATCATGAAGATAATAACTCTCATTGTATAGTTCTGCTATAAAGAGACGTATTCTTGATTCCTTACTTCTTCCATGTGGTTTTAATGGCACCACTGCTAGGCCATGCATCTGGAACTGGGCTATGTATTTCATTAGCCAGAATCCAAGAGTCATCTGATAACCAGTATCTTCGACTCCAATTAGAGAACATCTCCATTTTACTGCCAAGGCTAAGGCTTTAAGGATAAGCTGTTCTGGGTCCATGATTCCTTTGGCTGTTTCTACAATTGCAGACTTCTCACCAAGTTTAAGATGGACACAAATCACATTATCATCACTATTCTTTCTGAATCCGGCCGGATCAATTGTAATAAATGCGCCGTCGGGATTAGAAAGCTGGAATTCCTCAAAGGGAGAATCTGGAAGTCCGTGCGGGAATATGTTCTGCGCGGTACTTGTTGGATCATTCATTACTTCCGCAAACCAGACATGGCTCATTCCAAGAGATTCATCATGGTAATAACCCTCCATGAGATCTTCTAAGGAAAAAAGCTCCGGCCAAAGAGGTTGGCCATCTTCTAGAATTGCTCCAGTAACCAGGGAAATCCAATAAGGATTCTTTTTGAGTTTGCCAAGGACACAGTTGTCGGAATACATATTCCCGACATAAATGATAATTCTATTACCCCTAGGAGAAACTGCCTTGAAAATAGTTCCCACAAGTGTGGAAAGAAGGTTTGCAGAATCTGTAAGGCTTTCACTGTTCTTTTTGGTCTGTACGTCATCGCAAAAGATAACATCTGGCCGGGCATGTTTCAAGTTAATACCACGAATTCCACCTTCCCAACCCCTTGCTACAATGGAAACTGCCTTATTGTGGTATCTTGATTTCTTTGTATCCGCACTATTTATAGAAAGGCCGCCAAGCCAGTCACCATAAACAGCTGTTATGTTATCACTGGAAAGGATGTCATGAATATCCGCTAGGAGAAGTTGGGCCAGATCAGCATTTGCACAGACAATAAGAATAAATTGGGCCTCGTCATAGACAATCATCCAACAGATTAAAACCTTGATGAATGTTGTTTTTGCATGGCCCCGAGGAAGCCCCAAAGCGAAACGCAGAAGTTTTCCTATCTGTCCTGGATTTCTTTGCATCAGGAGCTGAAAACATCCCAGGTAAAAAACTGGGAGTTCATACACACAGACCTCTGGGATACAGAGGGACGCAAAGAAATTTATATCTACACGCCCCCTGGCATAGATCTCCTCGATAGAAAGAACTACTTCTGATGTTTCGCTCATGTTATGGCTTTCCTATTAGCATTTCCTTCAGAGGAATATCGTAGAAATTTTGATTTATTGGAAATTGCCGAAGTTCCTCTGCTGTTAAATATTGTCTTGCCTGAGCGGCTCTTGCGTCAGCTTCTCCCGCTGTTTTCATATAGAGCTCTTTCCGCATTTTGTAGTCCAATTCTTTCAGCTTATCGGTTGCAGACCAATCAATATTTTTGTTCCTCTTCAAATCCATTACTTTCTGTTCATATTGCTGTTTGGTCCTGGAATCATAGGGAATATTTTCAAGTGATGCGCCAGGACTCCATCCTTCTTTTCGTTGAACTGCGTGCTGAATTTCATGGATTATGATACTTCTTGCTTCTTCTGGGGTTCTTCCTGCTGCAAGAATAGTATTTGTCCCAGGATCAAAATATCCTGCGCTATTTTTAACCCCATGCCCATAGATGACATTTATATCCTTTAATTCAGGATAATTGGCGAATAGGGAAGGATGCTGTAGGATTTCATGGAGTTTTGCTGTATCCTTGGAATATCTAACTGGCTCTGTGGAAAGGTAGCGTTCAGCATTCATGTCAGTCAAAAGTTGATTTGGGTCAATTTTAGCTGGCGCGTCAGATATTTCCTGTCTTGGTTTTCCGTCTGGATGCCCGAGCCAGGTTCCTGTTTCCCTGGTTATCACATTGGTATCTTTAATGTGGCCCTGAAGTTTCGCAGCCCGATCTGCTTCCTTAAAAGAAAAGAGTTTTGCCCCTTTTCCAATCAGAGTCCCCGCGCCGGTGAAAGACATGGGATCTGCGATGGTATCTTTTATAGTTTCCGCAGTGTTGGACGCAGTTTTTTCCAACGCGTTCCCTGTGTCTGTGGCCAGATCGGAAACATTCTGCTTGAGAACCTTGACCCTGGAAGAAATATATCCCAGGAGGGAAGGAAGAATTTCCATTGTTTTGTCCTTTGTTTTCTTGGGCTGGAGAGTTTTGTCCGAGCAATGAAAAAATGAACCCAAAAGCCCCTGTTGCTTGGGCCTCCGGCCAGGATTAATGAATAGTAATATCTTGCCTTTTTTGGAGAATGAGCGCGCCAGCTTCCAGGATTGAAATAGAATCTTCCACGGATAATCCCACGGGAGTTCTCACAATGAGTTCTCCAGTGGGATGCAGTTCCAGAATTATCTGGTAAGATTCCAATCTTGGGGCCGGGATAACTGCGGATGCCATATTAAGACTTAGGCAGCTTGAACAGTTGTTGCAGGACCTTCTTTTGGTTCTGCAAGTAAGTTTGCGTGCTCATTTTTCATCTCCTCAAAAAGTCGGGTTACTCTAGCTGCGGGAAGGGGAGCCAAAGCTCTTTCACCAATTGCTATTACTTCATTATCTTTCGTAATCTGAATTTCATGCTGGACCAATCTGTCTGGCACGGTTATCAGGACTTGCGTGTTATTAAAAATCGGGCCGCCCTGGAGTGGGATGGGATTCCTTTTTGCTTCCTGCGCTCGGGAAAGAATTTCAAAAGTCCGGGCCAGTTCCATGTATGTGGCTTCATCAGAACGCTTCATCATAGAATCAAGAAGATGACTTTTAAGTCCAGTCATTTTAGTTTCGGTCAGGACTTCTTCTTGATCTTTTCCTTGGTTTTCCAGCCGGGCCGCTTCTATTTCCAATTTGACATCTTCGCGGGAAAGAAGCTGGGAAATTCTGCCGGGGGAAACTCCTATGATTGCGGCCACTTGTCCGGGCGGAAGTCCTTTTTTAAGGAAGGCCAATGCGCGTTTTTCGTCCATTTCTTTCTCCTGCAAATCAATCTATGAGGGGAGTGTATCAGGCCGCGGGAAGGGATGCAATGTCCTCGTTTGTTCTTTTTTTTCTGAAGGGAGGTGTTTATGATAGAAAAGATCTTTTTTCTTAATTCTGGAAATTTTTTAGGGATTTTTTCGGGTAGTCATTGATAACCCCAGGCGCGCCAAGACAAAAAAAAAGCCCCGCCGGGGGGCTAAGTGCTTGATTCCTTTCAGAAGTTCTGGTCGATGTGGTCATACGCCAGAATCGAGCCGTCCGGGTCCATAACTTTCTTCACAACAGTACTGTCCAGTCTGTATTCATGCTTATCAAGGCGGAGTATCTCGACCTTGATGTTAGCCATCTGATCTGAGATCCTTTCAGGGATTGCCAGGGAAAGAGTCTCTTCCATGATGATCGTGCCGAACTCATTCTTGATTAAAACAACCACTTCGGCAGTGGTGACAGTGATAGTAGATGCGATTTTCATTGTGATTTCCTTTCGTAGTTGCTTGATTCTATTGGACTTAGTGATCAACGTATCCGCCAAGGTCCAGAGTTTCCCGAGATTTCGAATGCAGTTCTGCCGTTGTGGTCAGCCTGTAAGAATGACGTTCCACTTGGACATAGGACTCCGTTTCGCACAGATCATGTTTATCCGTAACCCGCGTTGGAATCTCAAACTGCATAGTCTTTGAGAAGACCACGCATCCTTCTGTATTTCTGAATGCTACCGTGCAGGTTGCCATCGTAACCGTGATCTCTGTTTTCATCTTGATTTCCTTTCATTTCTTCAGTTGAAAAGGGGAACCGAAATTCCCCTGTCGAGTATTACTCCTCATCCTCCAGCGAAGTACCGGAGAACGCAAGAGCTTCTCCAAGTTCGTTCAGAATCTTTTCATACTTGCTGACATCCTCGTCAGAAAGAGTGGCCAGGAAACCGTCGAGCACTTTCTGAACGACTTGCTTATTGCCGCTGGAGGTTTCGGCCAAAGCCTTAG